GTGAAGTTTTGATTTTTAAAGATTGGGAACATGGTCCAATTACTGCAATTGTAGAAAATCAGAAGCCTCTTAATTGAGGTTTTTTTTATTTTAACTATTTGAATTCTCAAATTATTATCTTTGTGCTTTCATTTAAAAAATGATGGTACTTAAATTTAAGCAAGATGCAATTTCAAGATGGTAATCAGGAAGCAGCCTATTCCATTGATGAAATCAAAGAATTGGCAAAGGCTTATTGTGAACATTTAGCACAAGGACTTAGTAAACAATCCTTTGTAGATTGTTGTTATACAACTATTGAGGATAGGATAAAAAAACAACCAGACGTTTTCCAGTCCGAAAAAAAAGAAATAGAAAAATCTTTGCGATTAAGTCGCAAATACTGGGAACAAGTCGGGCTAGATAATATTGTCAGTAAAGAGGAAATGACTAGGGATTCTGAAGGCAATGTAATTGTCAAAAAAACCTCTTTAAATGCTGCTGCATGGATTTTTAACATGAAGAACCGATTTAAAGAAGAATGGAGAGATAAACAGGAAATTGACGCAAGCCCATCAAATCTGACAGTTACAATTTCAGGACCAACTCCACCAACAAATGAATGATGTGCTAACATTGCTCCGAAAGAAATTAGCACATGAACTATAATTTCTGCAAAACCTGGTGGCTCCGCTGGTATTGGCCCTACATTGAAACCCTCTACACAAAAGAGGGCCACTATGGAACCAGACAAAGCGCAAAGTCTCACAACATTGCCAGAAAGCTAATTTACCACAGTTTTCAGCCTTACCAGTTCAATGTGATTCATTCCCGAAAGGTTTATTCAGATATTGAGGGTTCAACTTTTGCGATTCTTAACAACCTGATTCAAAAGCATTTTAAAAATGATTTCATTGTCAGGAAAAACCATTTTGAGATAATCAATAAGCATACTGGCAATTGGTTTAGAGGTCTTGGAATGGATAAGGCCGAAAAAGGAAAAGGAGTAGAAGGGGCCAATATTGCATGGCTAAACGAAGCCAATCAATATACCAGGGAGGATATGGATTATATTGATACAACCCTTAGAGGCGAATCGGGAGTTAAGATCAGTTTAATAATGGACTGGAATCCTGAATCAATTAATCACTGGCTAAAAAAGGAAGTTGATGAAAATAAAAACCAATTCGACTGCCTTTTCCACAAATCAACTTTTTGGGATAATTACACCATTGACAGGGATGCACTTCATGAAAGACTTTTAAGGATAAAAACGCATGGCATTGAAGGCGAAAGACGATATAAGGTTTGGGCTTTAGGCGATTGGGGAATTGAAGGAATTGACAGAACTTTTGCCTATGCTTTTGACGAAAGTAAGCACGTTTATAAAGGTTCTATTCCAGTTTCAAAGGACCATGACTTGGTTTTATCATTTGACTTTAACGTAACTAATACCTGCGGTGTTTACCAGTTTTCAAAGAATGCACCTGGTCAATTGTATTATGGAACGGTCAATAAAATTAAAACCTATCGAATTGGCGATTTAAAGGTGCTTTGCGAAACAATCAAAGCAGAATATCCAAAAGCCAATTTCATTGTTACTGGCGATGCTTCAGGGCAAAACAGGAGTGCTTTTACCTCAGATAACATTTCAGCTTATACCCAAATCAAGGCCCAATTAAAACTTACTGATTTTCAGCTAAGAGTTCCAAGTGCAAACCCTTCGCACATCCAATCAAAAATAGTTACTAACCTGGTTTTGCAGCATTGTAAAATAAATATATCGGATCAAAACGACCTGACAATTGAGGATTTAAAACAGGCGCAAGTTGATGGAAACGGTTCTTTGGACCCTTGGAAAACCAAAAACCCAAACCTATCTCACAGCTTAGATGAAACAAGATATTTTTTTAATACTTTTTTTGGCGAAATTGCGGCCTTTGTAGAATTGTAAAATTATGAGTTGTAATAATTGCGGATCTTGTTTTCAAATATGCCAACCTTTTCAGGCTTGCTTTAGTGAAATGATTGTAAGCATTCCGGTAGCATTAACCGAAACTGATTATATCATTTCAATTGCCAATGGTCAGGGAGTTGCATTTAAACAGGCCATTGAAGTTGTTGGTAATTTAGCAATAGTTGATCTTGACTTATTTCCAGGTGGCTTCTTTTCATCTTATGGTGGGCCTTATACCTTGCAATTTTTTGATGTTATAACAGGCGAGTTACTTAATTTTGTTGCAACCAACGGAAATGTTTATACTTGCATCGAGTTTGGATTTCAGAATGGTTCTGAGGTTGATTCGATAACAATTTTAGCATAGTGGAATTTATAATTGGAACCTCAATAAAAGTAAGGCGTTCAAGTGGTGTTATTTGCTCGGGAATAATTAAAAAGATTGAGGGCGAATTTTTAACGATCAATGGAAAATGTGGAAGGTATAAAGTTCATCAATCACAGGTAATTCAAAAGTAATGGGGTGCAATTGCGGAGGTAAGCCAAAGCCAGTAATCAGAAAACCAGTAAGGAAATGAGTTTAGCAAATGAATTGCGAATCGGAAATTGGGTTGAAATCCTTGGAAATTCTAAGCGATTAGATTTTTTCACAACTATTCAACCAAGTAGCTTTTCGGTTGATATTGACAAGACCTATGGACCTATTCCTTTGGATGAGGATTGGCTACAAAAGTTTGGGTTTAGAAAATGGGCATTATTTTATGAAAAAATTTATTCCGATGACTTATCTATTAATGTAAAATTTGACGTTAAAGATGTTGAAAAATTATTTTTAGTAAGTGCGGCAGGAACTGATGATAATTGGGAAAATCCATTTGATACGCCTTTAAGGTATATTAAAAATGTTCATGAACTTCAAAATATTTATAGTTGCATAACAGGATCCGAACTCCAACTAAACAAATGAAACAAAAGCACATATTCATTCTTGAAAATGGTAATGAAATAACTATTTGGTCTGGTTATAGTCCAGATCAAACCTTTGCCATAGTTCAAGATAGAAAACACTTTAAAAACGCACAGGAATTGATTGAAGACGCTTATACGAAAGGCTGGATATTAATTGAAGGAAAATGATACAATTAATTTTTGAAGCCATTTCAACTGCCCTCTTTGCTCAGTTCTTTTGCTATGCCATTATTTGGGTTCCATACCTTGAATGGTATTCCAATCTTATCAACAAACTACCTGACTACCTTTCTGACCCTTTGGGTAACTGCCCTTACTGCATTGCGCCTTGGTTATTTTTAATCTTACATTATGTTCCAATTCCTCAAGAAATCAAAGAAGTCTGTTTCGCCTTTGGCTGGATCTACTTCGCCAATGCCTGTTTCAACAGATTCATCGACAACGACTAAGCCAGTCTACAAAGGCAACTGCGATTCTAAACATTGGGCCTCCATTCAGTTTGCCTTCAAATCAGGCGATAGGAACTTCTTTTGTTGGAATCAGGATATAATGGTCGCATGGGAACGAATGGAAGCTGCTAAGTCAATCTATCGGGAACTGGAATACCATATTAACCCGGGAGTATTATCACTTCATTTTGAAACGGTTGAAACCCTGCTTAAAAACCCAAAGGTTAAAAACGAGGACAAACTTTTCAAGATTGCTGAAATCAATTCCAGGATGAAGGAATTGCAAGGGCTTTCAATTGACATTGATACGCAAATAAGACTTGCAACTGTTAAGTTCTTTGATGAATATGAGGATCCCTTTAAATTCGATTATAAATATAATGTTGAAAAGGTAAAGTTTTGGGCTTCAAATTCCGATGTACCTGCTTTTTTTTTGAATCTGCCACAAAATCAATATCTAACATCCTCAACAGAATTACAAGAGAATTTGATGAATTCTTTGAAGGCAATAAGCGTGTTGAACCTAAAAAACATGGAGTATCATTCTACCTTGATGAACTCGGAAAATATAAGTCAGGATTTACAGAAAGAATTAGATTTGCACAAGGAATTGGAACAGACTTTGAAAGCTTGGTCAGATGTTCCTATTACGAATACTATCTGAAATACTCCTTTTGGATAGCGGCACTCAAAAAGAAGAATAAAAATGCAAATTGAGCACTCTATCGCAAAATAACATTGTAGTCAATTATGTACTCAATGATGACCAGGTAAATAAAGCAAAAACAGGGTTTGACAAACTAACCGATTCTGAAAAGAAAGCGGTTGATGAAACCAGAAAGCTAAACGATCAATTAAAAAAGACAGGTCAGGAAGGTTCAGAATCTGCCAAAAAGGTAGGCAATGAAATGAACAATATTACCAGTCTGGCAAAGTCAGGGGCTGGCTTGTTGGCTGGGTTCTTTGCGGTTTCTTCTTTGGTTGCTTTTAAAGATCGGTTAGTTGAAACCACAATTAAATTTGAAGGCTATTCCAAAGCGATTCAATTTGGGTCCGGAAGTGCTGAAAACTTCGCAAAGAATCAACAATTCCTAAACGATCTTATTCAAAAGTATGGATTAGGGCTTGCTTCAACTACTGAGGCTTACAAATCCTTTTTCAATGCCAGTACATTGGCAGGGCAAAGTCAGGCCGAAACCAATAGGCAATTTGAAGCGGTTACAAAGGCAGGAACGGTTCTAAAATTGACAACTGACCAAATGCAAGGTGCTTTTCTGGCATTGGGCCAAATGATGTCAAAGGGTACGGTTCAAGCTGAAGAACTAAGGGGGCAATTAGGCGAAAGAATTCCCGGTGCATTTTCAATAATGGCAAAAGCCTTAAATGTGAATGAAAGGCAATTGAATAAGATGCTGGAACAAGGTCAGGTATTGTCAAAAGATGCTTTGCCAAAGTTTGCAGCTGAATTGGAAAAGACCTTTGGAAAAGATGCTGAAAAGAATTTGAATGGCCTTGTAAATGCTCAAAATAGGTTTAATTCTTCTATTGATGGGTTGGTTTTAGCCATAGGAACCAGATTGGAACCATTTCTTAGAGGTTCCTATGAATTAGCTGCAGGAATTGCCAATCAATTAAAAAGACTTTATGATCCTTTGGGTGCATCATTTGAAAAAGGGGCGCAAGCGGGTAAAAAAGCAAGTGAGGAAGCCTTAAAAATCGCCATTGTAAACCAGAATGCAAAATTAAGAGGATTACAAAGAGAGTTTGATTTACAGTCAATATTATTCAGTTTGGATGGTAAAATGTCTGCTTTGGAACAGGTCGAACTTGACAAGACAACTCGTAAATATGAACTTGAAAAAAAGTTTAGAGATGGGCTAATGGTAAACCTTACAAGGTTTCAAGAAGAAAAAAAAATAAAAGAAGAAATAGTAGATTTATCAGAAGTTCAACTAAAAGCATTAAAAGAGCAATACGATGCAAAACTTAAACTCTTAGATATAGAAAAAAGAATTTCAGATATCAACATTGAAGTTACCACCGAAAGAGAGGATGAAAGAACTTTAAAACTACTTGAAAATGCAGAAAACTTTGGAAAACAAAAGCTAGTAATTGATAAAAAATATGCAGCCCTTGGAGTTGTTGCAGCTCAAGATAATGCGAAACTTCAAACTGCTATTGTTAAGAAGCAAGGCAATGATGTAAAGGTTGAACTTAAAAAACAACGTGATGGATTTAGAGATGCTGAGGAAAAGTATGATGAAGAACAATTTAAAGCAGGAAAGAAAAGTCTTATTGCAAGAGGAAAGTTTGAGGAAGAATCACAAAAAGTTGTTTATAGCGAAAAGCTAAAAGCAATTGAAAGGAATAAGTTTCTTAACGAAATTGATATAAACAATGAAATATCTTCAGAATCAGTAAAAAATGAAAAGCTAATTTTAAATGAAATAGCTGCCAATGAAGACATAATAAAAGCTAACGAAGAAGCTGCAAATGCA